GAACCCTCTGACCTAGGCTCACCTCTTTATGAGGCGGTGATATTATTAAAACTTTTTTACTTTTCTTAATATTTTCTAAAAAACCGTCCCCTCGGGGACTAAAAACTTTTACACAATGTTTATTAACGCAGGAATCCTACGAAAACGAACAGGTGTAAAGTCGGGACCAGCACCAGCATAAATCAAACCGAAGTTTTGATCAGCTGCTGTGATACCAGAGATGCTGTTAAAACGAGCACCTTCAATTGGTGGTACGGCTGCGGGACTTCGCCAATACCTGGTTGTCCAATACTTCTGACGTAAGTACGAAGGAATCAGCCATTCTCCTCCATTTTCCCGGTACGCTGACTGAAAGTCAAAGAACGAGGTTGTGGGACGGTAAGATTCCACAAAAGACAAAACAGAATGCGTGCCGGCCTGTAACGGCCAGCAGTATATCTGAGAACCGCCTTCAGTGCCAAAATACTTCACGCGTTGACCACCACGTACACCAACAAAACCACAGCTAAAAAAGCCTGCGTTAGTAAATGGCGTACGCCCCGTAACACCTGTATCATACGTCCAAGATGCTACGGCGTCCCACTTGCGAGGACCATACATATACGCTGGGATAGCGTGTGAACTGTTAGCCCAAGCCGAATTTGAAACACCTACAACAGGATCAACTTTTTGGACTAAAGCACGTACGGACAAACACTCTTCTCCCCAGATGGCTTCACTAGTAGGATACTCCTTGCCCTGAGCTAACACCACAATGTGCTCTTCAACACCATCGTCTGCTTCGACCTCACCAGATTGGTACTCAAGAGTAGGCGTAATAACGGAAGGAATTCCGAAACGCATATCTTGACTAGGGCGTGCCATAATAATGACATCTACTGAGTACCCAGCTACTCGCGGAGCTGTAAGAGGAACAAGCATCTTGAACACTAAGTGTCCATTAACTGCCAATCCTACGGTATCTGGGAGTACCAATTCTTTCGCCAGAACTGGTTCATACTGCGCATAATCCACTCGCAAAAAGGTTCGTGACGTACCCTTCAGATCAATAACCACGTTGGACAAGCGGTTAGTAGGATCATCTGGATAAACAAAAGTGCTCTGTGCATTAGGGTCCCACAAGATTTGCAAGGACCCTTGCATATTGCTAGAGGATGGAATGTAGATTAGGTACTCCATGCCGCCGCGCCAAGTGTCAAATGGAAAACCAACCCAACCACCCGTAGTTAGATACTTTGCTCCCAGAATTTGATTGTGCATGAACGGAGAAACTGCTACCTTACGGATAATTCCTGAAACACCGGCTTCAACTGAGACAATATCCACAATAGTCCAACGCTCAAACAAAGACGCAAACGACGCCACATCTTCCTCCTCACCTCCACCAAAAGCAGAGGAGATTGTTAGCGCATTGGACGCGCTATAAGAAACCATTTCACTAGAGTCCACGCCATCGAGTGTGGCAACACTAGCAAACATACGCCTAACCATAGGAGTAGGCGCTTGGTTTCCGGCCTCCTTTGTAAATCCAAACATGTCGGCTATTTTACTGGCAGCAGCCAATCCTGTAGCCGCCGGCACTGCAAACGGGGCTATCGCTGGAAACATCCCACCTAACATGGACACTCCTTGGCCTAACTTCCCAGCAATATTGCTCACACGCCCTCCTTGTTGTTTGGGAGCTTCCTCATTGTCTCTAGCCACTGGATGGCGTTCAACGTCAGGATGTTTTTGTTTCTTTTTGGACTGATACACCAAGTTCTCAAAGTGTCTTTCACCCATACGGGCAAACACTTGAATAGTACCCGTCGCAACGGTACCAATAGAACTTTGAATAGGTGACAATGCCCAAATCAACAAACGCCAACAGCGTGGTCCTTGCCCTGGTAGAGTGAGTAAATCGAAACTATCATCATAATGCACCCAAGGCAAGTGCAACACTACATCATTTTTCAACTCAACGTTCATAAAAGCATGCACGTCTTGCGTACTGTTAGGGTAAGCATCTACTGAAGGACCATCTTGAATGATCGTGGTAAATGCGGGCGGTTCCCCACCTTCACACAAGGCTTGAACATTGTATACACCATAACAAGACCCCGGAGCTACTAAACGAATAGTAAGAATCAGGTCGAAGTTTACCATGTAATAGGGGGTAGTGTAAGTAGCGATCAAAGAATTCAACAAGTACTCCTTAAAAGGATCAAAGTCCCCAGTCAAATTGACGTAAGGGGTGTCACCGACTCCAATGGATTGCTCCAAAATTAAGGTATCTCGGTCAAAAACTTCTTTTACATCTACTACATTTCCTTTTGCTACTGTAAAGGTGTCATCACTGATGGCTTGCTTAGTTGTGAGGGCCGGCACTACGAACGTATTGTCCGCGGCTCCCTCTACTCCAACTAGTGGAGCAGGGTCATTTCCTAATGTGGTTGACATTATTTCTTTATAAAGGTTGATCATTTAGTAAGGGATCCCAGATACACAGATTAGCTGCGCGATACCTATCTACATAATCTTGATACGTAAAAATGCGTAAATACGTAGAGACTAATTTTTCCTCGTCAATTATCTCTTTTATAATCGTGTTGAACCGATTAAACATTTCTTCACCATGCATCCATACTTCCGCCATAACGTTGGAGTACAGAGTGCATTGGTGGTCCACCTTTGACAACTCAGACGTTTGCCTAATTGTCACCATTTTTATGAGCGTGGATAACTCAATAGGCGCCAACATCATACCTTCAGACATCCGAAACTTCCTTTTTAAAAAGGTTACTTCCGAACGAATCGAGAATAAAGGCATAATAATAGACTTGCGCGCATCCGTTAAGATTCCTCCAAACTCTGGCATCACTGCTTGGATAGCAGGTTGATTAAACCATGCTACGCGCGTGGAGTTTAAGTTGTCGTCACCAAGTGTCCACTGACGCACACACGACCGAAAATCAGCTGTACAGGAAGTTGGGCGCAACCTATAAAAACAGTATCTCATCTGAAGACTGTTGCGGGTACAGTTCATGATTAACGTAATCCAAGCTCCAGTGGGCAAAGTATGTGACGTTAGAAACACATCTCCTTTAATTATGCGTGTAGTATAACAGCACGCTACACAAAGGACTCGAACTATTTCTATTTCTTCTGGTGTATAATTGCACGCCTCGGCTAAACGGGCAAAAACAGCACTTTGGTACAAGATCTCCAACGTGCCACCTCGGACGTCGTAAAAGGAACGATCACTGTCGGAAAAGTGAGGAAAGTCCTTAATATGATCAAACAAGGTTTCAAACTCTTTTGACGTCACATTTACACCCATTGCAGTTTCAAAGTACGCAGCATACTTTCTCATAAACACGACTAAAGGACCAATATACATTTTCAACGCTAGATTAAAAGCAAAAGGACATGAGTTAAAAACACGCTGTTTTAATGCTTCAATTTTTGCCTGAGTCAACGGCTCATCCTTCAGAATATGTAAACAAGTAGGGGACAAAGCTACTCCCATTTTAGCCGCCTGGAGGATCTCGTCCAAATGCTCCAATAATATCTCCTTGACCTCAATCTCAGGTATATCATGATCTATCTTCATAAACAACTTCTTGGGACGGTTAAATGGGGGCCCAACACTAGTATTCAAGTCAATACCTCCTATATCAGTGCCACCAATACCCATAATAGCCTCACTAGGTGTTAACGGTCGTGCTCTGTCACGGCCCACTAAGGTATGTAGACCCCCAACATAGTCGTCTAATGCTTGTTCCCACAAGTCAATACTACCTGGTACGTTAGCATAGGCATTGAGATTGATTACAAATGGGTCTAACCAGTCACCATCTTCATTAACGTGCCCCTTGGGGTTAGGTGCGAAATAATGAGGTGATTCATCACAGATCTCCAGTTCTAATTCTTTCCACTTTGCGGCGTTGTGGAAATGTGAGCAAGTAGTTTTAAAAGAAGAGGCTGGAAAACCCTTCACCGTACCCACCACTTCACATGATACTGGTGTTGGTCCCGAAAGGCACGCCCAAAGAGACGACTTATAGGGTAAATCGACGAACACTGGTTCTCCTTTGGTAACCCACTTACTCTCATATGCAACCGATGGTAACAGTCCAACACTGGTCTTCTCTTTAAACTGTTCGATGTATGGACTCAACTGCGACTGTGAAATGTCCTCACCGTAACTCAAGTTCTTAGAGTTATCCCGTACTGTGTGAAAACCAACCGGAGCAAAATTATTCGAGAAACCAGCAACTAAAATACTACCACAATCACCCCGGTCTGTCTCTGCATCATACGACCACATTAAATGTTGTGTACCAACCAAAGCTCCAGAAATAATGCTTGATGTGGGCATAGGGACTCCTCGTACGATGAGGCTCCCATAATCAGCTTTCTGGGCGTTAGTAATGATACTAGAAACAGGAAGACGAGCAAAGATTTCGGAACTAGCCACCAACTCCGGAACCCAGATCAACACTAGGTCTCTACCGGGTATCTCCACCACACGATGGTGACTCAGTTCAGGAATGGTAATAACTTGGTGCATCTTACAAACAACCATTTTTTCTCCTAACTTCAACACAGACTTGGCCCCCGCAGCCACTGCACTGAGAAAATGACGTGGCAACAGAAAAACATGTTGTTTCAAGTGAACACCACTACATTCGCCACCATTATACTGAAAAGTATATGTGGACCGAGAAATCTGTCCATATAAGTCTTCCAGTGTCCAGGTGGGCCGAGCCATTTTCATGTACGGTCTACCTCGTTCAATCGCCACTCTTCTCCAATTATCCGTCCGTTTCTGAAGGTTGTCCACAGGCACCTCAACGTCTAGTGTACTTTGATAAGAATGCATGTCCTCACGAGAGACTCGATACATCATATACAAAGAGCCTAAAACAGTAGCTCCCAAAGCTATAGTCTTACCATTCTCAAGCACTCGGGCTAGTCGTCTCTGGAAAACGCTCTTGACAACTTTACAACGCCAACGAATGGTATCATACTCACTCATAAACCACTGCAACAGTCTATAAGCCAACAACAGACGGATAACTTGAATACGTAATGTGTAGCATAGCTTCATAATTTCAACACGGTAAAAGATCCAACTATAGGCGGCAAACACTAACACCAGCTCAGTGGAAAAGGGTAATGACTGATAAGCCACACAGTCCACTACGTGCGCTGCAGAAGAAAGCCCACACAACTTGCACCGTTCACCCACGGGTGAAGACAAGCCCTTTCTGGCATTTGAGGTAAAGTTGAGAAACTCAGCGTGGACAAATCGTATAGCCTCAGAGAGACTAGAAGTCCGTAGAGCAACAGCATAAGGATAACTGGTATAGGGCTGACCAGTGTTAATTAACGTGGGCGAGTATTTCAAAATACTGATCTCTGACCAAACATCTAATGTTCCAGGGGGAATAAGTGCTGGACTTAAAGTGGCGCTCCCCGGAAGGCAATACTCAGTTCTAGGAGTCAACTCAATAGCTAAAGGAAACCTCCGCCAGAAAGCCGCTACATCAATAAGTCGCCCCTTCAAATTAGCGTTCCTATGATTAGTAGCCCAAGCCACCACCTGGAAGTTAGCCCAAAGCTTACCCTTAGACTCTATATCAGCTGCTTCCATATTAAGAGGCGTAGTGTTAATGTAGTCCATAGCTACACGAGCATGGTTAAAATCAGCCGGTGGATTGGGATCCATATCCAGGTCATCGCCCACAGCAAACCACTGTCCAGAATTAAAAACGGGAAAGTTTAGCATCTGAATACGGTGGATAGTAGCGGGTTCAATAGACAACTCCAACAGAGTGCCTAAACCTTGATGTAGCCCATTAATAAAACTACTCTTCCCTACTCCAGCAGGACCAGCCATAAAAATGCCAAGTGGCTGAACCCTGTAAGCCCCATTAATCTGCCACAATTCACGCGTTCGAAGCTCAGCGCGCACACGTGCGCACCCACGCTCTAAATCACGTAATAAATCATCGTGACCTACATACGAAATAGTCAACTTATTGGCTTCTTCCAGTAACACCTTTAACTGTTCAAAAGACTCATCAGGTGACAACTGTTTTGTAAGACTACTGGGGTACAACCCTTTCCGAAGCTTGGTTTCAAACAGCGCAGTGTAAGCTGGGCGCGCATCATCAGCGATGATCTCAGGGCAGTTTAGGATAGTAAATACCCACGTATGCCACTCAAGCAACGTCATCGAGCCACCAAACAGGAACGTCAAATCTCCCGTTTGATACACTGCCTTAATCTTCGAGAAAATGGTTTGTAATAGCGTAAACAGACGTGCAACAAAAGTGTCAATGGTAGAGGATTGTTTGGAGGACAAAATGGTTTTCAGGGCCTTAACCCGTCCAGCCCAAACTTCATCACCTCCGCCCAACTCCAAAAAAGACACTACACTCAAAGCCGAAAAGCCCATGATAATATTTGCGATTTGTCGTCCAATATCAGACGCCAAAAAAGCGTCCGAAGAATTGTTAAACATTTCGTAAATTACACCTACAAAGGACTCCGTTTTGTTGGCTTGATAATCTACTCCTAACAAGCACTCATTCACCAAGTTCTGAGCATACGTACGGCACTCCTCTGGAAAACTAGTACCATAACACAGGGTAATACTAATAAACTGTTTCCAATCGACACAAGTTCTAATGGAATAGATATAAGAAGCAAAACCCACCAACATGGGAATTGTGTCCGACTCACGGCTCACACTTCCCGCCTGGTACTGAACAGACTTACGTACAAAAACTATATCGGGCATAGGTAATTTGTACATAGGTTTCCGCAAGGTGAAAAAGTCGGTTATCTTCCGTAAATTGGCAGGCGTAGGATGACAGGCGGCTTGAGCAAACAGGGCTTGGCCCTTCTTACGCCATCTGGGATCTTTTTCAAGTCTGGCAAACTCAATTGCCCCTGAACCAAGATCGGGAATGGGTCCAGCCACAGTCATCAACACTTTGGTTCCCAATCTATCAAACTTGGCCTTCACCAAAGACTCACACAAAACATCCTTCATGGATACAGTTGGAGGAGAAGGAGGGAGATAACTAGGCTGTGTACAATAAATGTGGGCCTTAGTAACTAAAGTTTTAGACACCTTCGGAGGAAAGGCTCTATAACCAAAATGAAGAAGCAATTGTGCAGAACTGTTAGGTACTACACGCCACTTCTGTTTATTGGCACCTTTAGATTCTAAGTCAGCGTAAGCGGTTGATAATTGAGCACGCATCCCAGGATAAGAATGCTTAACCACCACATGGTGATAAGAATCTCTTTCTTGAACGGCTTTAAACTTATAACTGGGTTTGGGCTCACCCGGAGTAGAAGTATGAGAATTGTTGAGTTTAAGCCACTCATCTGGGCCCCAAGACTCCGTCGTAAAAGGCTTGGGTGGATTGGTGCTCACATAACCACGCTTAACATTGGCTCGCTCCCAATCACGCAAGTACTTAGGTTTAGTCTTATCCTCTCTATAATAAGAACCTTCAGTACGATTGAAGTGACTGTAACTCGAACGACTCTTAACTTGTGGCAAACTCACCTTCTTATTGCCACGCGTCCCCCTCTGGGGATGCTCAACACGCTTTTCTTGGTAAGCGTGTCGATCGGAAGAACTCATCTCCCTATAAGGCTGATGCCGGTTCTCAGGAACCTTGCCTTCTTTAGCGCGATCAACGCGCATGGACTCCCTCAAGTCCTTCTGCATCTTGTGCCAGCCCTTAGCTGGTACAGTAATAAACCCGTCCTCATCAGGCTTATTAAACACTACCTCCTCGTAGTTAAACGGTGCCGCTACACCCCTAGAAGGGGTGCTCGAAGAACTAGTCTTCGTTTTCTGCTCTAAATTCTGTGACATAGGAACTTTAGCGGCGAAGTGGTGTGAAGTTTTTTAAAAACTAAACGAAAAATGGCCGGTGACCACACATTCAAGTGCGTTAACAATATTGCAGGACATAAAAATGTCACTGGTAAGATCATGAGGGTCGGAAGAATGATAATACGAGGATTGGATCTAAGGATCCGCTATCGAGTGACAGAGTTCCAGTAAAGGAGCTCACTCGTGTAAAACAATAAAGGTACTATAGTACAACTATGATAAAAAGGCGATTAGTCCGGATCTTCGGACCATAATATTAGAAATAATAGTATACTAAGCAACAAAATTGCTAAACGTGCGTTTCGTGCACTAAACGTCTGAACTAAGG